CGATATCTTTCAGAAGTACATGGATATAGCCTTTTCAGATGTGACAGATTTCGTAGAATTTGGCCAGGAGGATGTACCAGTGATGGCAGTTTATGGACCGGTACAGGTAAAAGATGAGGAAACAGGAGAAAAGAAAACCCTTACGAAAAGGGTGAATGTTGTTCGTTTTAAAGATTCCTCAGAAGTAGATGGAACCCTGATTGCAGAAGTAAAACAGGGTAAAGATGGCGCAAGCATAAAGCTGCCGGACAGAATGAAAGCCCTGGAATGGCTTACAGAGCATATGGATATGGCAACAGAGGAACAAAGAGCAAGAATTGAAAATATAAAGGCTAAGACAGAACAAATAAAAGGTTCCGGACAGGATGAAACAGAGGATAAGGTGACGAAACTGTTTGAAGCCATTGGAGGTACATTAGATGCTGAATCTTAGCAAAGCATATACACCAAAGCAAATAGAAATCCTAAGAGCATGTAGAAATACAGACTGGTTTCTGCTCATAAATCATGGGGCAAAACGGTCTGGTAAAACGCAGTTGGATAACGATATCTTCTTACAGGAGTTGATTCGTGTTAGAAAAACTGCAGATAAACTGGGAATTGATACACCACAGTACATTCTTGCTGGATATTCCATGGGAAACATTCAGGATAATATTTTGACGGAATTATCCAATAAATATGGATTTCAATTTAAATTTGATAAATTCAATAATTTTACTTTATTTGGTGTAAAGATAGTACAGACATCACATGGGAATATCAGTGGACTTGGACGCATCCGAGGAATGACAGCTTTTGGTGCTTATATCAATGAAGCGTCTTTGGCAAATCAGGAAGTATTTGACGAAATCAAGGCAAGATGTTCAGGACCAGGCGCCAGGATTATTGCAGATACAAACCCAGATCACCCAGAACATTGGCTTTTGAAAGATTATATAAAATCAACAGCAGCAGGCATTATGAATTTCCATTTCTGTTTGGATGATAACACCTTCTTGGATGAGCGCTATATCAAAAATATCAAAGAATCTACACCAAAAGGAATGTTCTACGATAGGGGGATTAATGGTGCATGGGTTTCTGGAGAAGGGGTCGTGTATCCTGATTTTGACCAGAATGTCCATGTGATTACACCATTGCAGGCAAAACAAATCATCTTTGACAGGGTGTTTTGCGGAGTTGACTGGGGCTGGGAACATTGGGGCGCTATTGTGGTGGTTGGCGTTAAAGGCAGCAGCTACTATATTGTTGAAGAACATGCTGCACAGCATAAGTATATTAAAGACTGGATAACAGTAGCGAAGGATATCATCAGACGTTATGGTGATGTCCCTTTTTATTGCGATCCAGCAAGACCAGAACATATTGCAGCGTTTCAGAATGCAGGCATTAACGCTTATATGGGGAACAATCGTGTTCTTTCTGGCATTGAAGCCATTGCTACTTTAATGACGAACAAACAATTTTTTATCGTATATTCCCAGTGCCCAAGATTCAAGGAAGAAATTTATAAATATATCTGGAAGAAAAATACTGGGGAACCGCTAAAAGAAAATGATGATGTTCTCTGTGCAATCCGATATGGTATTTATTCTGATATGACAGTGAATGAGATTGAATTGCCTGGACAGAGCATGGCCGAGCAAGCGGAGAAATTGAAAGGAATATTTTAAATGTTAGAAGTGAATAAATTTGAACATGGGACAGATACAGCACATCACACATCCAAAAGTTTCCAGCAATTATATGGACCAGAGACAAACCGCTCCTATCGTGCTAATAGTGCAGAGGAAGTTTTGGATGATGTGAATAAACTGGCTTCCATGATTCGAAACCATCATGAGGTCCAATGTCCCAGACTTGAGGCATTAGACGACTATATAAAGGCTAGAAATAATGGAATATACAGTGACAATTCTAGGAGAAACGAAGAAGAAAGAGCAGACCACAGGGCGGCTCATAATTTTGCTAAGGTCATCAATGTATTTGATGTTGGTTACAATACAGGAGTTCCTATCAAAAAAGTAAGTGATAATGAAAAAATAAATGAAATCATTGCAGAATACGATAAGGAAAATGATATTGAAGCTCTGGACAGTGAGTTGTGGCGTGATATGAAAAAATATGGAAGAGCTTATGAACTCCAATACAGAAATAAGCAGGATAAGGACAAGTCTGTTATCAGCAATGTGTTTGAAACTTTTGTATGTTATGGGTTAGATGTGGAAAGAACGCCACTTTTTGCAGTACGTTATCCGAGATACAAGGTAGAAACTCAGGAATTTACTACCGTTACTGTCTATACGGATAAAGAGATTATTACCTATAAACCATGTCAGATGAATGCACTGAGGCTGGAAGAAGAGAAAAGGGAACACCATTATTGGGAAGAAGTGCCAATTACAGAGTATTCACCGGACAGATATCGCATGAGCGGATACGAAGATGTAATCCCTCTCATTGATTTATATGATGCAGCGCAATCAGATACCGCTAATTATATGACAGATTTAAATGAAGCAACTATGATAATTACAGGAAATCTAAATCTGAATAAATATAAAACGGACGATCTTATAAAAATGAAAAAAGCAAATTTAATGCTTTTAACAGAAGGAGTGAACCCAGATGGAAGTAAATCGCAGACAGATGCAAAATACATTTATAAGCAATATGATGTAACAGGGACAGAAGCCTACAAAGAAAGACTACAAAAAGATATTCATAAGATTTCCTTTGTGCCGGATTTAACAGACGATTCTTTTTCCGGAACTCAGTCGGGGGAGGCTATGAAGTACAAATTATTCGGATTCCAGCAGATGGCAAAGACAGGACAGCGAGGGTTCAAAAAAGGACTTATGCGAAGATATCGGCTGCTTCTGAACATGAAAAACTACGTGAATGAAGCTGATAATGCGAGCCTTGATAATTTAACCATTACATTCACACCAAACCTTCCAAAAGCTGTATTGGAAGAGTTGAAAACACTTGTCGATTCCGGTATGGAAATTAGCCAGGAAACCCTCATGGGACTTGCCTCCTTCATTGATGATGTGAAAGCAGAGTTAGAAAAAATCCAGAAAGAGGAAAAAGAAAACGAGCAAGACCCTGTTATGGCTTCTATGTTTGGAAATCAGGTGCGGCAGGATGATGGGGGGGCAGAAGTTCAGGGTAAATCATTAAATGGTGCCCAGACACAAAGCCTTATTGCTATTATGTCACAATTTAGTGCTGGAACTCTTTCGGAAGGACAGGCAGTAAATTTGATATCTACAGCAATTGGAATTAACAAAGATGAGGCAAGGGCAATATTAGATGGAGAATTATAAATGAGTTCACAGGAATACTGGAAAAAAAGAGAAACAGCCCAGCAAAGGAAAAATATCAGGGATGATGCAGCATATCAAAAGCAGATAGCAGAAATTCACCAGAACATGTTAGACGAAATCCAGAAGGAAATTAATGGGTTTTATGTCCGGTATGCGAAGAAGGAAGGAATTACCATTGCGGAAGCCAAGAAACGTGCATCTAAACTGGATATTGAAGAATATGCTAGGAAAGCAAAGAAGTATGTGGCAGAAAAAGATTTCTCAGATAAGGCCAATGAAGAGATGCGCCTTTATAACCTTACCATGAAAGTGAATCGTCTGGAACTGTTAAAGGCCAAGATTGGACTGGAACTGGTCAGTGGATTTGATGAACTGGAAAAGCTTCTGGGAGAAAAATTAACAGAAAAGACATTGGAGGAGCTGGAAAGACAGGCTGGAATCCTTGGAAAATCCATACAGGATAATGCTAAAGCGGCACATGCTATTGTAAATGCTTCTTTCCATAACGCAACATTTTCAGACCGTATCTGGATGTACCAGGACATGCTAAAGGCAGATTTATCGAAACTTTTGCAGCAGAACATCATACAGGGAAAACACCCAAGAGAACTTGCTACACATCTTAGAAAGCGTTTTGGAGTAAGCCAATTCAATGCAGAACGTCTTATGATTACAGAGTCTGCCAGAATACAGACAGAAGCCCAGAAGCAATCCCTGGAAAGGAACGGGTTTGAATATTACGAATACATAGCATGTGGAAAGAATGATGTATGCGGAATCTGCAAAGGACTGGATGGAAAACATTTTAAAGTCAAAGATATGATGATTGGCGAGAATGCGCCTCCTATGCATCCTTTTTGTCATTGTTCTACAGCGGCATGGGAAGATAACGAAGAGTATGAGGCATGGATGGATTTTCTGGACAAGGGTGGTACTACTGCTGAATGGGAGAAATTGAAAAAGAAAGGGAAAACCATTGCAAGGCAAGTTGATTCTGATACAATGATTCCATCAGGTGCAAAAGAGGTAGCAGATGTGCATACAGTAGGAAAAATTGATAAAGAAATTTACAAATGCATTACAAAGGATATTGTGACGGATGAAGTTATTATTACAGATAACCAGATTCAACATATTAAAGACAGACATCCAAATGATTATGAAAGATTTTCCTCTTATTTTGAGGAGATAGTTGCCAGTCCTGATTATATCATAGAAGCCAATAAACCAAGCACAGCGTTAGTTTTAAAAGAAATAAAAATGGCTCAGGAGGTATTCAAAACGGTGATTCGTTTGGCAACGTCTCAAGATAATCCAAAATACAAGAATTCAATCATCACGTTTATGAAAATAGATGAAAAAGAGTGGAAAAGATTATTGAGGAACAAGAAAATTCTTTACAAGAGGGAATAATCAATGTATTATAGAAGTATGATAAGAACAGAGCTCTTTGAGGTGGAAGATTTCGTGCGGTCCACACGCCGCCGGTACTGACAGGGAAAATCCCGAGAGATGCAGGAGAAGCGCACGCCTGCCAAAGAGTTCTAGTTCTTTGATAGAATATTTTTTATATAGTTTTCTATACCATCAGTTAGAAATGACTGGTGGTATTTTTATACCCATTTTTAAGAAAAGGCGGTGATGTATTTGATTGTAGTAAAAATCCGTGAAAATAGCTTGATTATAGATGGCCATGCAGGATATGAGGAAAAAGGAAAAGATATTGTATGTGCAGGAGTGACCACTCTTACGCAAAATTTAGTAAAATCCATAGAGGATTTAACAGAGGACAGAATAGAATATGATATCTCGCCCGGAAGGGCTGATATAAAGTATAGGAATCTTTCAGAGAAAGCAAAAACTCTGGTGGATTCCTTTTTCATTGGCATCTGCATGATTGCAGATGAGTTTCCAGACCATGTAAAAATTGTTTGAAAGGAGAAAAAGATGCGTAACAAAGTATTTAAAACCATGCTGCAGTTATTTGCAGAAGAACCAGGAGGAAATCCAGCTCCACCGAACCCAGACCCAGAGGGTAAACCGGAAGTGACAGATCCAGAGACCCCGCCAGCTCCTGAAGCGAAATATACCGAAGAAGATATCGAGCGTATGAGAAAAGAATGGGAGAAGAGCGCAAAGGCAGCAGAAGAAGAAGCAAAAAAGCTTGCCAAAATGAATGCTCAGGAAAAGGCAGACTATAAAAACAAGCAGCTGGAAGATAAGATTGCAGAATTGGAAAATGAGAAAGCTTTATCCAATATGAGGGATGAAGCGAGAAAAATGCTGTCTGAAAAGAATATCAATATTTCAGATGAGTTGCTTGCTTTTATGGTATCGAAGGATGCAGGGGAAACAAAAAAAGCAGTAGATTCCTTTGTGGAGCTTTTTAATGCAGCAGTAAATGAGGCGGTAAAAGGAAAAGCCCGCCAGGAAACTCCCAAGGATGGTGGCGGATTTTCTGCATCCAAAGCAAGCTTAGGAATCGGAGATATGGCAAGAGAAGCAAGAATTATTAAATAGTGGAGGTAAAATAACATGAACAAAAATAGAAAGTATGGAATGCAGTTATTTGCACAGACGATCAACCCAGACAACGTAACCATGTACGAACAAAAAGATGGCACTATCCCAGAGAAATATAATAAATTGATTTTAAAAGAAATCATCAACAACAGCAAAGTGATGCAGCTTGCGAAGTATGAGGAAATGAATGGGAAAGAGAAAGAATTTGAATATTTTGCCAAAGGCCCTGGAGCTTACTGGGTAGGTGAAGGTGAAAAAATCCAGACCTCTAAACCACAGTGGATGAAAGCTAAGATGGTTGCTAAGAAGTTGGGCGTTATCATCCCATGTTCCAGAGAGTTTCTACATTACAAAATGTCTGATTTCTTTGAGCAGATGAAGCCAAAGATTGCAGAAGCTTTCCATCAGAAATTTGATGATGCAGCTATCCGAAATGTAGATAATCCATTTCCTCAGTCTTTGGAAGAATCTGCAGTAGCAGCAGGCAATGTGATTAGTGGAGGTATTAACTACGATAATATCCTTTCCATGGAAGATGCATTAAACGATGCGGATTACGATGTAAATGCATTTATTTCTACCAAAAAGAATCGTAGTACACTTCGCAATGTACATAAAATTGAAAATGGAGTAATTGTGGAAAGCCTGTATGACAGAGGTGCTAATACCATTGACGGACTCCCGGTTGTGGATCTGAAAGGTATGGCAAAAGGAAACCTCTATGCAGGAGATTTCGATTATATGTACTATGGAATCCCGTTTGGTATGTCTTATAAGCTGGATGAATCCGCACAGTTATCTACACTGAAAAATGAGGATGGTACACCGGTGAACCTGTTTGAACAGGAATTAGTAGCCCTTAGAGTCACTATGGATGTAGGATTTATGATTGTAAAAGATGAAGCTTTTGCAAAATTGGAAAAGGCAGAATCCAAGCTGGGAAAACTTACGGTTCAGTCTGCAGCAGGTACTGAGAAGGGAGATACTAAAATTACTGTAACTCCTTCAAAGACAGGTGGAAATACATACAAGTATAAAATTTCTGAAGAAGAAGTGAGTGTTGCATATGAACAGAATGTAAAGACATGGTCCGTGTGGGATGGAACTGCAGATATTACTGCAGAAACAGGAAAAAACATTACTGTAGTGGAGTGTAATGCAGAGTACCAGGCAATGAAAGCAGGAACAGCTGTTGTAACAGCGAAAGCCTAAGAAGGTGTATGTATGCTTAAAAAATTAAAACAGATGCTTGGACTTTTAGAAGAAGATGAATCCACGGACGATAAATTGTCCTGGATTCTTGATTCTACACAATCCAGACTAAAGGTGCTTCTTGGAGGTGTGGAGCCTGGAAGTGATTTGGAATACATTGTAATTGAAGTTTCCATTGCCAGATATAATCGAATTGGTTCAGAAGGGCTTTCTACTCATACGGTAGAAGGAGAAAGCCAGAATTTCCAAGAATCTGATTTTGCGGCTTATATGGACGATATACGGGCATATAAAGAAGCCCACAACCAAGATGAGGCAAAAGGAGGGATTCTCTGGATATGAGATACGATACACCAGTCTATTTCCAGGAAATTACTCCAGGGGAGTATGACCCAGAAACAGGGGATTACAGGGAAGATACGATACAGGAGACAAAACGCCTGGCATCTGTTATGAACACAGGGGAAGAGACGTTAAAGTTACTCTATGGCAGTATCAAACAAGGAAGCCTTACTATTCAGCTTCAAAATCATTATAACGCCCCGTTCAGTCGCATACGCATTGGAGAGACTATCTACCAGGCAGATGTTTCCAGGAAGCTTAGGGTAAAGCATACGTTTATTGTATCGGAGGTGCAGGGATGCCAAAAGTAAAGATTGTAGGCGTGGAAAAACTGCAAAAGAAGCTGAGAAGAAATGTAGCTATGGAGGATGTAAAGAAAGTAGTGCGCCACAACGGAGCGGAGATGCAGGCAAAAGCTCAGAGAAATGCTCCTATTGACACAGGTAACTTGCGTAGAAGCGTAGGACTGGAAATACGAGACAACGGTTTAACCGCAGAATCCGAAGCAACAGCAGAATATGCAGGATATGTGGAATATGGAACCAGATACATGAAAGCACAGCCTTATATGCGGCCAGCCTTCGAGGAACAGAAAACCAAGTTCAAAAATGACATGAAGAAATTGACGAGGTGACACCATGGACCCACAGCAGGAAATCTTCACAGAATTGTTATTAAGAATTAAAGCATTGGGATATGACGTATTTGACGGGGAACTTCCGCCAGAGAATACACCATATCCTTTTGTATATCTTGGGGATATGCAGCAGACAGACCGTAATACAAAAACAGAGGTTATTGGTAGTACATTCCCTTCTATCCATATCTGGCACAGCAGCCCAAAGAAACGGGGAACAGTATCAAAGATGCTGCGGGAAATCAAACTTGTGTGCCGGAGGATAGAAAAAACAAAGAATTACTCTTGGTTTGTAAAAAATATGAACCAGAGAATTATCACAGACACTACAACAAAGACTCCACTTCTTCATGGGATTTTGGAAGTGGAGTTTGCTTTTAGTTAGGAGGAAACAGGTATGAATAGATATAAATTACAGTTATTTGCAGAAGCGGTATCTGGAAAGAAAATTGTTTATATGTACAGGATGCTGGCTGATGCAAAGAAGGAGGCAGCTACGCATCTGGCTTTTACTACAGAAAACAGTATTTCTATTAGCAGAGATGCAGATACCACAGAAACCAAAGATGGTCCAATCCGAACGCCAGGAGCAGTAGAAATTGAAATTACTACCACAGCACTTCTGGCACAGGGGGATGTAATGGTAGATAAACTGCAAAAAGCTCTTATCAATGGAGACAAGGTAGAAGTTTGGAAAATTAATTTGAAAGAGCCTGGAACTGAGGATAATAAGTTTAAAGCAAAATATTATCAGGCATATGTAACAGAGTTTGAAGAAACTTCAGGGGCAGAAGATTATGTAGAGTGTTCTTTGACCTTTGGAATCGAAGGAACTGGAGCAGACGGAGAAGTAACACTTACGGTAGAACAGCAGGAAATGATTGAATTGTATGGATTTAAAGATATTGCAAAAGAAGGAGAATGAAAATTATGATGGAATTAACAATTAACGGACAGGTGTATCAGTTTAATGCAGGAATTGGGTTTATGCGCAAGATGAACCAGAGAGCCAGCGTGGAATATAAAGGAACCAGCCTGAAAAGAGATACAGGGCTTACATATCTGGTGGCAGACCTTATGGATGGAGACATTGAAACTCTGATTCTGACACTGGATGCCATGAATGAAGGGAAAGATCCAAGACTTACCAAAAAACAGATTGAGGATTTTCTGGAAGACGAAAATACAGATATTGACAAGGTATTTCAGGATGTGCTGGATTTTTTAAAGAAGTCGAACTGTACAAAGAGGGCAGTTCTGGATATCGAGAAAGCAGTACAGGAGAAGCAAGAACAGGAGAAAAAAGAACAGCAGAGCCAGTAAAGCCTTTTGAAAAGGTTTATGAGAAAATTGCGACCAGTTGTTTCCGGTACTACGGTTTTACGTCTTTAAAGCAAGTGGATGAACTGACTTTAAAAGAGTGGAGGCTCATGTGCAAAGCAAAGGAGCTACAGGATGTAGACCGGATGTTCTGGCTGCACCAGCAGGCTTTTCAGAATTTCAGAGTGAAAGCCATGAAAAGAGCAGGAAAGAACCGGAAAAAGCCGGTATATTCCACCTTTGATAAATTTTTCAATTACTCCCGTATGATTAAGAAAGCAGAGGGAGAAAAAACAACAGACGAGTTTGCGGCCATCAAGAAGTATTTAAGAGAAAAGGAGAAGTGACATGGCAGAGAGTTTTTCTGTAAAAGCAATTTTATCAGCAGCAGACAGTGGCTTCTCCAAGGCATTTCGGAGCGCCGAAAGTGTTGTTGATAGTCTTAGCAGCAAGATTAGTAGTGGCCTGGGGTTCGGTATCCTTACAGGAATCGGACAACAGGCTTTTCAAGTGGTAAATAATGGCATCAGTGAGATGGTAGGGGAGCTGAATTCTTCCAGCAAAGCATGGAAAACCTTTGAAGGGAACATGGGAATGCTGGGGAAAAGTTCTGGGGAAATCAAACAGATAAAGGGAGAATTACAGGATTTTGCAACCGCAACCATTTACAGTGCTTCAGATATGGCAACTACTTACAGCCAGTTGGCAGCAGTGGGTACAAAGAACTGTACGGAACTTGTAAAAGGCTTTGGTGGTCTGGCTGCGGCAGCAGAAAATCCTACTCAAGCAATGAAAACCCTTTCCCAGCAGGCTACCCAGATGGCGGCAAAACCGACTGTGGCATGGGCAGATTTTAAATTGATGTTAGAACAGACACCGGCAGGTATTGCAGCAGTAGCAAAAGAGATGGGGAAAAGCACCGGCCAGTTGGTAAAAGATGTCCAGGCAGGAACTGTTGAAACAGATGCTTTCTTTGATGCAATCGCCAGGGTGGGAACGAATGATGCGTTTACAAAACTGGCTACCTCCTACAAGTCTGTGGATGAAGCCATGGGCGGCTTGATGGAAACAGTAAGTAATAAGTTGCAGCCGGCGTTTGATAAATTATCGGAACTGTCTATTGGTGGTATTGAAAAGGTCATTGACTGCATTTCTGAATTTGACGGAGAAGCCTTGGCAGCATCCATTACAGTGGATAAATTAAAGGCATCCATGGTATCTTTTGGTACTGTAGCTGGAAGTGCCATTATGGCAATCGGGGGAATCAAAGCTTTTGATACCTTATCGGCAGGAGCAGAATCATTTGGGCTTTCTTTTGGCAGCGTTATGGGCGGTGTGCGGACAGTTACCAGGAATACCTCTGATATTATAGCGGGAGTTGGCAAGAAGATAGGAAGCATTAGTTTTGATTCCTTGGCAAAGAATGCCAAAAGAGGTGTTAAGAGTATTGATACTGCGTTTAAGAAAGCGGGAGATGCAGTAGACGCTTATGGAGGGAAGATTGCTTATGCGTTAGAAGCTGTATCGAAAAATTTATCTGATAAAGGAATTGCAGTCTGGGAGAAATTTGCAAAAACAGGGGATAAAATTTCAGGAATGGGTGATACGATTTCAAAAAGCCTGAAAAAAGGTGGAAGCGCAATTGGAAAGTTTGTAGACAGAGCTTCTGCTATTGTATCACCATTGGAGGGGATTTTTAAGGGTGTTGCTTCTGGAATTGGAACAGGCATACAGGCATCAGCAAGCGTAGGCGTGGAAACCATGAACCGCATGGTTTCTGATCTGGCTTCGGTGATGCACCTTGCTATGTCCTCTTTGGGACCGGCGGCAATCTTAGGACTGGTATTAGCTGGTCTTGGGTTAGTGAACCGCCAGTTTTCTTCACAGATAGATACCATGATTCAAACAGCTATTGGAAAGGGACCGCAAATTATAGAGGGCCTGATATCTTCTATTCTGAGCAGACTGCCATCTCTTATGAGTGCAGGAACACAGCTTCTTACTGGTTTTATGCAAGCGGTTACGGTCAACCTTCCGGCTGTAGTAAACGGAGGCGTTTCCATTATTAATGCACTAGTGCAAGGTGTTGTAGCAAATCTGCCTATGATGATACCGGCAGCTATTCAATTGGTGGCTGCTTTTGCAGATAGTATTTTAAATGCGCTTCCTCAATTACTGGTAACGGGAATGCAGTTTTTAGATGCGCTATCAAAGGGGATTTTGGCAAATGCAGATTTGATTGTAGATTCCGCTTCCGATATTATCCAGGGATTTATAGGCAACATACAAACAAAGTTGCCACAGATTTTAACTCTTGGAATGGGAATTTTGGAAAATCTCGCGCAGGGAGCAGTTCGGATATTGCCACAGCTTACAGTGGTAGGATTCAATGCAATCACAGCATTTATCCGGGGGATTTCCAATCATATTCCTCAGATTATGCAAAAGGGAATAGAACTGGTCAAATTATTGGTTCAGGGAACACTTGAAAATTTACCAATGATTTTAGAAACTGGAATCCAGGCAGTGACAGCATTCTTGCAGGGGATTGGTGAAAACATTCCTGTCCTGATAAACTCAGGGGCGGAAATCATCAGGACGTTGATAGATGGCATTAAACAGGCAGCTCCACAAATCGCAAGTGCTGGATGGGAGATTGTAAAAGCTCTTGGAAATGGAATAAAAGAAGCTATCACAGGAATTGACCTGGGTTCTGTTCTGTCAATTTTAGGTGGAGTAATCGGATACAAAGCATTTAGTAAGACATTTGGATTTTTAAAAAGTTTTAGTCCATTTAAAGCATTTAAAAAAAATACAGAAGATGCACTGGGAAAAACTGCAAAGAGTGTGGGAAAATCAAAGTCTGTTATATCCCAGGCGGCGGCTGGTATTGGCAACGGTCTGAAGGCAGCAGGACAGGGAATTAACACAGCGGTAAAGGGAATTGGAACTGGGGTACGGAATGCTTTACAAGGGGTAGCTCAGACAATAAAAACTTTGGGTACTTCCATATCTGTTGCAGCGAAAGGAATCGGAACCGGATTATCTACTGCATTTCAGGGGCTTGGAGTTGCACTTAAAATTGCAAATCCTGTCAATATCCTTGCCTTGGGGGCAGCAGTTGCTGTGGTGGCCGCCGCTTTTGCCTTACTTGGCTCTCAAGGGGCTGGCGTGGCTACTGTTATTAGTTCTATCGGAACTGCTTTTGCCAATGCAGCACCTTTTGTAGAGGCAATCGGAACTGCCATAGGAAATATAGCGCCCCTTGTGGAAGCAATCGGGAATGCTTTTAGCACTGTTCTGTCCACCGCCATTACAGCAGTAGCGAATGCATTTTTAATACTGGCTCCGGTACTTCCCACCATTGCCTCCGCATTTGCGCAATTAGCTCCATTAGTAACAGCCCTTGGAACTGCTTTTGCGGCTGTGGTACAGGCCATCGGAACCGCGGCCAGCCAGATTATTACCGCAGTACAGCCAATAATAGAAACCATAGCGAACCTGTTTACCCAGTGCTTTGCCATTGTATCAGATGCCATCGTAAGAATTGTACAGGCGTTCGCTCCTTTTGCTCCGGTTATGGCAGAGATTGCCAGCACGGTAGGACAGACAATCCAGGTGATTGCCCAGTGCTTTACTCAGTGTGTTTCTATTGTATCAGATGCAGTGGTGCAGATTGTGGAGGCAATTGCCCCGTTTATGCCGGAGGTACAGAAGATGGTGCAGGCGGTATCAGACGCTGTCCAGAGTATTATGGAGGCATTTTCCAACCTGGTTTCCCAGGTAAGCCCCATACTGGAAAACCTTACAGAACTGATATCCCAGCTTGGGGATACCATAAAGGATGTTTTTCAGGGGATTTCAGATGTCATAACCAGCGTAGGGGATGCCATTTCAGGAGTCCTGGATTCCATTGCTGGAATTATTGAGTCTGTAGGTAATTCAGCCCTGAATGCCGGAAAGGGCTTTAAGCAGTTAGCGCAGGGATTGGAGATTATTGTAGGGTTGAACCTGTTAGATCTTGGCGCTTCTCTTGGCGCGGTTGCGATTGGCGTTGGGAAGATTACAGCAGAATCCAAAGGCTTGGCAGAAGCAGGAAGCGGCATGAAGAGTTTTGGAAATGGCTTGACTGCTGTTTCTACCAATGGAACGATTGCAGTCACAGCCTTAACAGGGCTTTCAGGGGCTATTACCCCGCTTACAGCAGTCCTTCCTACCTTATCTCCGCTTATGGTCCAGGCTGGCGCTGCTGTACAGGTGTTTGCCCAGGGCGTGGCAGTCGCTATGACATCTATCATAGCATCCGTAGCAGGCCTTTCGGTCATGACAACTTCTCTTAGTGCTCTTCATGCTTCTTTTCTGGCATCTGTGGCAGTAGCCGGAGTGCTGGCAGGGGCAGTGAACCAGGCAGGAGAGGTCTTCCAGATGACCGCATCAAAAGCCAGGTCTGCCGGAACATCCATTCAGGGGCTTACTGCAATAAGCAGTTCTGTTGGCACTGCTTTGCAACAACTTAGCACTGTTACGAAACGGGCAGTGCAACAGATGCTGAGAACATTAAAAAATGCGGAGCAGAAAGCAAAAGTTTCCGGTATGAACATTGGAAAGAATGTAAACCAGGGGGCAAAGACAGAACTTTCCAGGCTTTCGGCAACAGCAAGTACAGCCACAAATGCTATGATGGCTACGCTAAACGCTGCACAGCCACGTGCCTATTCCTGTGGTGTTTATATTGGAAGCGGTCTGGCAAATGGCCTTCGCTCTCAGATTGGGGCTGTACAGGCCGCAGCATCTGCACTGGCTGCCGCAGCAGATGAAGCTATCCGTGCAAAGGCAAGGATTGCCAGTCCGGCAAAAACAACCATAGAGGATGGGGAATATATTGGCCTGGGACTGGTGAAGGGGATGCAGAATCTGATTCCGAAAGTTCGCAAAATGGCGGCAAGGCTTATCGACATCCCGGAAATCAAAGAGTTCGGTGATATGAAATTGTGTGCTGTCGGTGGGGAGATTGGACTGGATGAAAGCTTTCTCTATGACTATGATGCAAACTACACCATCATTGTCCCAGTAGAAATTGACGGAAAAGAAACCGCTAGGGTGATTGCGCCTTATACTGAAGCAGAGCTAGATAAAAGGCAAAGAAGAAATAGTAGAAAACATGGAATCTTATGAGGAGGGCAGTATGTATAGTTTTGTAGACATCAAAGAAACGTCGGAAGGTATAACACTGCCTTCCGAAGCCATGCAGATAAATGGCGAATATTTAGAGGACTTAGTACCAGGTTACAGAACCTTAAGCGTATCAGGCAGGGAAGCTCTATCACCTGAAATAGAATCTTTCCATACAGGTATCAGGGACGGTTCTTCCAGGAAGTCCAGGAGGTATCCAGAGCGCATTATAACCGTGAAATACCAGTTGATTTCAAAGTCCAATGAGGAATTTAGGGAAGCATATAACAAGTTAGGTGGAGTTCTGAATATGGAAGATGCACAGCTTGTCTTTCGTGATGAACCAGATAAATATTTTATTGGCACACCATCTTTGGTTGAAGAGGTAGAACAGGGAAGAAATGCAGTAGTAGGGGAATTAGAATTCCTTTGCCTGGATCCGTTTAAATATTCGGTGGTAGAGTATGAGGCAATCCCAGACATGTTGCAAGGGAGTATCTTGCTGGATTATCGTGGAACGTATAAGTCCTTCCCTATCCTGGAAGCAGACTTTTACAGAGAAACAGATACCAGTGCAGATGGTTCTGCATCCAATTCGTTGACTGGAAGAGGAGATTGTGGATTTGTTGCTTTTTTTAATGAGATGAAAAAAATCATTCAGCTAGGAGACCCAGATGAAGCAGACACTGAAAATAAATATCAGAAATCCCAGACTTTAGTAAGTGCAGGGTTTGAAGGTACATCTGGATGGGGAAGTGCGGCAAAGACCCAATGGGCACAAAACGCCAGTACAGACTTGGTTTCTCAAGCGGTACAGGTGGGAAGTATGGGAATGGGGATTGCCTCTTATGCAGTGCCAGCAACGCCAAAAGATACCTCAGGGACAATTCTTAGTAATAAAGCGACTTCTCAGAGTTCGCCTGTTTTCTATTATTCTATAACTGCAAAGGCAACGAACCGCAATGCTGATTCTGTAAAAGTAACGGTAACGGTTACTGCATCTTTGAAGAATACAGGGTCTTATTTCGGTCCGCCTTATGCATTGCAGGGACAAATCTATCTGGGAGGAGCCTGGAGGACTTTTACCATTAAAAAACCTTCGGAGTTCTGGAGAGGAAAAACTGCCCATACAGTGAACTTTTCCGTTACGGTCACAGGGCTTTCGGCATCTACAAGTGCACTTACTGGGATTAAGTTTAAAACCGCTCGGACAGACGGCACGGGAGGAAGCGCAGGAGTTCTTCCAGAGACTACTTGCGCCAATCTTCCCATTAGCCAGTATGTTGCAGATGTGCCGGAGACTTATTTCCTTACAGCTTCCGCTTTCGGCAGTGGATCTGGCTGGCATGGTCCATCTATCACCAGGAAACTTCCTCAAGATGCTTCGGGTGTATCCGGAGCTGTGAACGGACAGTTATCTTTTTCTCATAAGATGTCTATTGGAAGCGGGAATTTTGGCGTTTCTGAATTAGGTGGTTTTCAGGTTCTTCTGGTGAATGGAAGTGGAAGCGGAAGAAAGATTGTAGCTGGTGCTTTTTTATATAAAGGTTCTAATGGCAAATCAGGAAAGGTTATTTTCTATATCAATGGGACAGCAGTAGAGACTATTGATATAGGTTTTTCTTATGGAAATAAGAGATTCCAAGCAGGGGTTTCCTCTACCATTACCAAAACAGGAGATACCGTAACGTTTAATCTTGGCGGTATTTCCAGGACATTTTCTAACAGTGCAATCAGAGATATGGCTATACATGAAATTACTTTTGCTTTTTTACAATACGCAGCCAGACCACGGCTTTCTTTTAATGGCCTTTATTCCGCCAAATTTGTAAAGAGCAATTGCCAAACATGGAAAGACATCCCGAACAAATTCAGTGCTAATGATGTGTTAGAGGCGGATTGCCAGGATGGAAATGTTTATTTAAATGGTGTTCTGAACCAGTCCCTGGGGGCTCTTGGGAATGACTGGGAAGGATTTTACCTTACACCTGGGCTAAACCAGATAGGATTCACCTATTCAGATTGGGTTCCGGCAGAGTATGCCCCTGCTTTTAAAGTGCGCTACAGAGAGGTGTTTTTATGATTATTTATTTTGCAGACAGAAAAATGAATATCTTAGGCCTTGCCAGCACAAACTTAAAAAAGGGTCTTATGATTACAGATGATTTGAAAGTAGAAGATGTGGAAACCGGTGTGGCGTCCTTTGAATGTAAAATTTCCTGTAACAGTGCTTCCAGATTAAAATTGGAAGAGGCTGCCATGGTGGGAAATTATATTCTTCGTAAACAGGGAAGTGACAATGAATTTTATACCATTATAGAATCAGAATTTGATACAAAGTCTCAGGAATTACATCTGTATGCAGAAGATGCAGGGTTAGACCTGTTAAATGAGGTAGTAGGAGCTTATGAAGCAGATAAGGCATATCCTATTCGGTATTACATACAGAAGTTTTCTTTTGATTCAGGGTTTGTTATTGGCATCAACGAGATTCCAAATCTTACTAGGAAATTAAGCTGGGACGGAGAATGTACTGCAACAGAACGCCTTGCCAGTGTCGCTACTCAGTTTGATAATTGTGAGATCTCTTATAGTTTTACCATTAAAGGGATGGATATTACAGGAAAGTATATCAATATCCATAAAAAACGCGGACATGACATAGGATGCCAGCTTAGATTAAACAAAGAAATAGACAGCATTGTTACGAAAAAGACCATTGCGAATTTGGCAACTGCTCTGGAAGTTACGGGAGGCACTCCAGAACCAGCAGAAGGGCATGAAGAGGAAGAACAACATCCTATTACCCTTAGTGGTTATTCTTATGATGACGGGGATTTTTATGTAAGTGGTACGAAATTGCTTTCAAGAAAAGCACTAGAAAAATGGAGTAGGTATCTTTATCCAAAAGAACCAAACAAAGAAAAAGATGTTGGGCATATTGTAAAAGCATTTAGTTATGACACGCTTAGCCAGTCAGAACTTTGCAACAGAGCGGTGAGTGAATTAAAAGAAATTTGTGATCTGGAAGTAAACTATGAAGTAGATATTACCAGATTTCCAGACAATATTAGAATCGGCGACAGAATTGATGTTATTGATGATGAAGGAGGCTTATATTTATCCACCAGAATTCTACAGTTTGAAACATCTATTACCAACAAAGAACAAAAAGCAACTCTAGGAGAGCATATTATCAAGGAAGGCGGTATTTCCCAGAAGGTGCAGGAATTGGCAGAAGAATTTTCCAAACATACGGTTTCTGTACAAAATGCCATGAATTCAGCAAATGTAGCGAAAGGAAAGGCAGACAGTGCAGTGAAGCAGGCAGAAGCCGCATTGCAGCAATCAGAAGATGCCAAAACGGCAGCAGATTCTGCAAAGCAATCTGCAGATACCGCATTTCAATCAGCAACAGAAGCACAGAAGAAAGCAGATGAGGCAGAAACTTCTGTAGGAAAGGTAGTAGAAAGTGTTACTTCATTAGAAACAACAGTAAAGAAAGCTCAGGAAGCAGCAGACAATGCGTATCTTGCAGCAGATACTGCTGAGAAAAAAGCAGAGGGGGCGGTTGCTACCTCTGGAGAAGCAAAAGCGTTATCTGAAGCTGCCAGTGCTACTGCCCAGGCAGCTAAAGCGGATGCCGTCCAGGCTCAGAAAGAAATTGATTCTCTTGGAGACAGTCTAGATACATTGTCTCAGACCATGGAAGCAGACTATGCCAGAAAAACAGACCTTACTGAGACAGAAGCGCACCTGCAAACCCAGATATCCCAGAATGCGGCAGGGCTATCCTCTACAGCGTCAAAGGTACAGAAAATAGATGAAACAGTAAATAATGCAGCTGATTTAGCAGCTCAGGCACAGCAGACCGCTGCAGATGCACAGAAAAAGGCTGATGCGGCATCTCAGGATGCAGTAGCTTCCCAAGCGGCAGCAGATGCAGCAAAACAGGCGGCAGCGTCAGCCCAAAGTGAGGCGGATAAGGCAAAAGAAGCGGCAACTACCGCACAAAGCGTAGCAGATAAAGCAGAGGCTGATTTGCAGGCGGCAAAAGAGGATTTGGCTAGTGTACAGGGGCGTGTGGATGCTACAGAGGAAGATATTCTGGCGGCCCAGCAGGCAGTAGATGAAGCGGCAAAGGCGGCGGAGAAAGCAAAGACAGACGCGGCCAATGCAACAGCAAAAGCAGACAGTGCCCAGACTGCAGCAGACAAGGCAGTGACAGATGCAGGGGCAGCCCAACAGACCGCCAATGATGCAGCGGACAAAGCCTTACTTGCACAGAAAGTAGCAGAGGAGGCAAAAGGGAATGCAACTACTGCCCAACAGACCGCAGATGCTGCAGCACAAGCGGCTGCAAAAGCACAGAGCACAGCAGATCAGGCAGTATCTAATGCAGTAACAGCTCAGGCAACTGCCCAGGAGGCGGCACAGAAAGCTCTTGCAGCACAAAATGCTTCAGACGAAGCTGCTAAGAAGGCAGAAGCTGCCCAGACTGATTTGGATGCTGCTAAACAGAACCTAGCGGACGTCACCTCGAAAGTAGATGCTACTGCAGAGGAAGTGGAAGCAGCACAAGCGGCTGTTACAAAAACCCAGGAGGCGGCCCATAAGGCCAATGCGGAAGCTGCCGCAGCTCAGGCTACCGCGGATAAAGCAAAGACAGATGCGGCTACTGCACAATCGGCAGCGGACAAAGCAACAGCCGCTGCAGATGAGGCACAGAAGCAGGCAGAAGCAGCAAAGGCCGCGGCAGATAAGGCCCAGGCAGATGCAAATGCTTTAGCGGTAAGGGTAACAGAAGCAGAGACAGATATTAGACAAAATGCAGAGGAGATTAAGTTAAGAGCCACAAAGAAGGAAGTTACACAAACACTTGGGGGCTATTATACAAAAAAAGAGACAGATGCAGCTATAAAAGTGCAGTCAGATTCTATTACACAGAGCGTAAAACAACAGATTGATAGCATTGAAGTTGGTGGAAGGAATCTACTAATCGGAACAAAAAATGGTGTCAGTAAAACCGGAACTGGAGTCGCAAATGAGGCGACAAAGGAATATAAGTATAGCGATTATGGAAAAGAAATTTTGCACAATGGAACACAAAAAGAAATTACCATTTCCTTCGATTGGAAAACTTCTGATGCAATAACAGGAACAATTGAAGTGCAATCTTGCTTTAGCAATTGGAATTCTTTTGGGATAACAGAACTATCTGAAATAAAACAATCTGGACATGTGGTGACAACAGTAAAAATTCCAGAAGATTGGAATGGTTCCGAAAATACAGGAATGAGATTTCGACTTAATAGTGTTACTGGAACTGTTGACTTTTCAAATCTAAAATTAGAAATAGGAAATAAAGCTACGGATTGGTCACCATCACCTGAAGATATGGCAACTTCTGAAGATGCACAAAATGCACAGTATGCTGCGGATGAGGCGAAAGAAAGAGCAAAAGATGCTTCAGATTTAGCAAAGAAAAATGAAAACAGACTTACGATAAGTGAATCTACGATCAAACAATTGTCAGATTCTATCTGTACAATGGTGAAAGATAAAAATGGTTCTACAGTTCTTACTCAGAACTCTTCTGGATGGCAGTTTGATTTAAGTGCAGTAGAAAAAAATCTAAATAACACAGCAAATGAAATGAACAAGATAGCTGGAACTGTAACGGAAGTTGATAGTGCTATTAAAAATCTAAATCAGACCGTACAAGATTTAGGAAAAAAGACTGCATATATTGTAATGACAACAGATGAAAATGGTGCGCCTTGTATTGAACTCGGTAAAGAAGATAACCCATTTAAAGTTCGAATTACAAACACTTCTGTAGACTTTTTGGAAGGAAGCTCAAGGATAGCATATGTAAATAACAAGGCTTTATATATAGAAAAAGCAATCATTAAGAATGAGCTTCAGATCGGAGAAGGAAAAGGATTTGTATGGCAGATTAGAGCGAACGGAAATATGGGACTTAGAAAGATAGGGTGATAAATCATGGCACATCAAGTAAGTAGTATTGATTATGGTGATTATAGATATCGAGTTGGTGACACAATCAAAATTGACCCTGGGAAAGAATATTTATATCCAACAACCAATGGAAATTCTTACACCAGTACGCCTAATATATCCAAGGATGTTCGGAAGATAACTCAGATATGGGCTAGTGATGAGAATTTATCGGTCAGCAACCCTATTGTGACTGCTTATTATTCAGGTGGTTATCGTTATGGCGGTGGTGCAATCAGACCTGAACAGATTGCAGTTGGCAGTGGTGGTTTAAAAATAAAGCATTATGTAAGATATAATGCAAATGGTGGTTCAGGTGCTCCTGGAACTCAAACAAAAGTATATGGAAGTGTGTTGACATTAAGTGGTTCAAAACCAACTAGGACAGGCTATACATTTCAAGGATGGTCTACTTCTTCTGGAGGCGGTGTAAGTTATTCATCTGGTTCTGCATATAGGGTCGATGCAGATGTAACATTGTACGCTGTTTGGAAAGTAAATACATATACAGTTAGTTATAATGCAAACGGAGGTTCTGGTGCTCCTGGTGCACAAACGAAAACATATGGAGTTACATTAGCACTCTCTACTGTAAAACCTACAAAAACAGGCTATACTTTTCAAGGATGGTCTACTTCTTCTGAAGGCGGTGTAAGTTATTTATCTGGAGCAGACTACACAGCAAACACTGCTGTTACTTTATATGCTGTATGGAAAGCTAATACCTATACGGTAAGTTACAATGCAAATGGTGGTTCTGGCGCACCAGGCGCACAGACAAAAACATATGGTGTAACATTAAAATTAAGTTCTACAAAACCAACACGAACAAATTATAACTTCAAAGGATGGGGAACTTCTTCCTCTTCCATTACTGTATCTTATGCTGCAGGTGGAAATTATACTTCAAATGCATCTATTACACTTTATGCTATCTGGGAATTGGCATACACTGCACCTCGTTTAAGTAATTTTTCAGTTGCCAGATGTGCGTCTGATGGAAAAGAATCCGAAAGCGGAACGTATGTCAAAGTGGATTTTAAATGGGCTACAGACAAAACGGTTACTACAATAAAGATAGAATATAAAACCGAAACCTCTACAACTTGGACAGCTACTACTGTTACAGGAACAGGAACAAGTGGTACGGTTAGTAAAATTATAGGCGGTTCTTTATCTACAGAGTATGCTTACAATATAAGGATTACTGTATCTGACAGTGTAGGAAGTAGTAGTTCTATCAAAGATATCCCTTCTATGCATTATATTGTAGATATACGCTCCACAGGAAAGGGAATTGCTTTTGGAAAACCTTCACAAGTAGATGATGTTGCGGATTTCAACTATAACTTACGTCTACGAAAAGCATTGCAAATGGTGATAGGTGGGCGTGTAAGAATTCCTTTTGAATTTGCAGAAGGTGACGAAAATGGAGATGGAATGCAAATCCGTGGTGCAAATGGATACATGGCTATTGGAAGTGGTGAAAGTGTTTCTGATTATGTTACTGATTCTAATATGGTTGGAGGAGATGGAGGGATGTATATCACTGCTGATACGTTGGTTAAAATTATTACAAATATGCAAGCAGGATATGCAAATAGAAAAGAATTTCTTTTTCACAACAATGGAAACGTACAAATTCCAGGCGATGTAAACACAACAAATGGATGGGTGCTTACACCAAGCAAACTTTTCTCTGGAAAGCCATTGATAGGAAGTTATGGGGAATTTTTAAGATTAAGACCTGGTGCTGGAAGTAAAGATGATGCGTATTTTTTAAGCGTAAATTCAAATGGTGAAGTACACTCTGGAACTAGATTGAACGGAACTACAAATATAACTCCTAGAAGATTGGCATTTTCCAGCGAATTGCCTGATACACAATCCGAAGTCGTTAAAAATGCAAGTTATGAGGGGAAAACAGTAACAGCATACTACCGGAAATACGGAAATGTTGTGGAATGTACGATACACTGGGTTGGAACTGCTAATACCAATTATGGTGTATTTTCTGGTTTAGCAGCTCCAAGTGGTTACAGACCAAAACATACGGTATATTTTAATGCAGCAGCAGTTGTTGGTAATGGCATTCTTGATAATGGATTAGTTCGTTATAGCATATCTCCAGATGGAACATTTCGATTTGCATCAAAACGAATAGATAACGCAGAACGCATGGGTACTATCGTATATGTTGTAGACTAAAATATCTGGAAGGAGAAAATATGAGAACGTTAAAATTTATAGCAAAAGCACAGCAGCTTAAAAAAGATATATCTTGTGATTTTTCGGGTTTAGTAAAAGGAAGCAAAGGGTATCTGCAGGCAGAATTTTCTTTTTCTGAAGAATATGCCGGATGCGGGAAAATTGCAGTATTTCGTAATCAGGGAGAGGAATATCCTGTGAGATTAGAAAATAATAACTGCATAATTCCAGAAGAAGCCCTTACATGGAGAACATTCCAGGTATGTATAGTTGGAGTGCGCGAAGGTTACAGAATTCGGACAAATTATGTGGAGGTGAGGCAAGATGACTGAACTGGAAAAACTGGAAAAGGAACTTTTGGAAGAAATACAGGAAGAGCCAGAAATCTACACAGATACGGAAGAATTTTGTACGATTAACCCGGAGACACGAATAATTACAGTGCCTACAAGCAAAAGAATCCTTGGTACAGAATCAGACCAAGAGACAAACAGATTGTACTTTAAATGTCCAAAGATTGTTGGAGATAACGTAGACCTATCCCTTTTCTCTCTTCGCATAAATTATCAGAATGCTGGAAATAAGAAAGACCAGTATCTTGTGGAAGATGTGAAAGAAGAAGGAGATAATATTACTTTTTCTTGGCTCCTTAAGAGAAATGTAACTGCTTATAAAGGGAATGTGAAGTTTATTTTATGTGCAGTAAAAACAACAGAAGATGGAATAATAAAAAATGAGTGGAACACTACTTTGAATACGGAATGTGAAAGTCTGGAAGGCATGGAAGTGGACAAAGTTGCAGTGGAAGAAGAGACAAAAGATATTGTTGAACAATTAATTGCAATGATGAATCATTCGGCTGAAAATGCTGTGCGTGCAGTAGAGGAGGCTAAGGCAGAGGTAGATAAAGAAGTAGGAGACTTTGCTTTAAAGGCACAACAGGCTCTTGCAGATGTGAACAACGCCGGACAAGCACAGACAGAGCGCGTGCAGACTGCCGGAAATGCTGCTGTAGAATCTGTTAAGACCGCACAGGGGGCAGCTACAAGGGCGGTAGAGACAGCAAAGACCGAAGCAATTGAAGCAGTACAGACAGAAGGAACAACCCAGGCCGGGAATGTCTCCGCAGAAGGAGAAAAGCAGGTACAGGCTGTGCAGAGTGCGGCACAGGAGATTATGGCGGACCGGGAGCAGATACAGATGAACAAAGAGGGAGTTGCTAAACTAAAGGAAGATATAGTTGGACTGGATAGCAGGAAAGCAGATGCAATCGTAGAAACTGCAAGTGGAACACCACTTGACGTAACCGACAGTGCGAAGTTGCCGATTCAGAATCTGAGAGTATTCGGTAAGAGTGAGCAGAACGGTGTTCCGTCACTGGATGCACCGATTCCAATTGTGAATGTCGGAGAGAAAGGGAATGTTGATATCAAGATTAATACAGGGAATTTGTTTGATATCAATACTGTTAAAAAATATGAAGTTGATAATACAACTTTATCCTTGTCGGTATCTGGTAATAAAATTATATTTAACAGTAAGATTTCTACTGGAAAAGAAGCAATTATGAATGTTTTAGGCAAGAACAATGATGCGATAAAACTTCCGCTAGGTAAATATATACTATCTTACAAAAGTAACAAACCTTTTGGTAGCACAAACGGAACTGATACCGTAGAAATGTATGCTTGCATAAGAACTGGTGACAGTACAGCTTATAGATCTACTGGAATTAAAAATTATGTAATATTTGAAATAAAAGAAGGAGATGAACTATTTTTAAGATTTGACATAAACAAAAGCGGACAAAGTGCCGAGTTTTATGACATTATGTTAAACCATGGAGAAAGCGTATTGCCTTATGAATCGTATTTTAACCAGTCGCTCACTCTTTCCACTCCAAACGGCTTGCCAGGAATCAAAGTGGAATTAGATGGAAACTATACAGACAGCACAGGACAACAGTGGGTAACAGATGAGATTGATTTAGAACGTGGAAAGTATATACAAAGAGTAAAAAAGCTAAAACCTCTTAAACAGGTTGTATTTAACAAAAGAGATGAAAATGGCAGATGTTCAGTATTTGACGTAGGAATATTCAGAGAAACATTTAAGGGAGGCAATATTCCTTCTATTTCTTCTATTGCAAAATGGAGTGCTTGGGGAAATAAAGAAGATAATACATTTGCTTTAGGAGATAACGGAATTTATTATAAGGATTCAACTAAAACACTGGAAGAAGTCAACACTTTATTTGAAAAAATAGGGACTAATTTTGAAGTATGCGGAGTGCTTGAAACGTCGGTAGAACATGACCTTGCACTGGAAACTATTTCTTCTTTTAAATCCTTACACACTAACTACCCTACGACCTCTGTATCTAACAATGGAGATGCAGAAATGGAACTTACATACATTGCAGACACCAAGAGCTACATCGACCAGAAATTTGAAGAGCTTAACCAAGCTATTGTAAACACACAGATTGCATTATTATAAGAAAGGAAGATGTTTATGTACGAAATTTTTAAAAATGTAATTAATTCAAAGAGATATGCATTGGACGATATGCTCAAAAAAATTGATACTCTTTGGGTACAGGGAGATATTACAGAAGAGCAGAAAAAAGAGCTTGTAACACTTGCTCAGACAAATGCTAATCCAGAAAATTCTAACGCACCATTACAGACACAGATTGAGGAAATTGCAAAGAAGCAGATTGCACTGGAAGAAACAGTAACTACTTTAAGTTCTACAGTGCAGAAAATCAAGGAAACTGTAGAAAGTGGAGGTACAGTTGTTCCAGAACCAGAACCAACACCACAGGAAGAATATCCTGCATGGGAGCCTTACAATGGCATTCCACCTGTGAAATGGCAGACAGGCTCTAAATGTACGCATAACGGTAAGAAATGGGAGTCTATGGTAGATAACAACGTCTGGGAACCGGGAGCATTCGGTGTCGGAGCAGAAATCTGGAAAGAGATCATGCAGTAAACTAAAGTATTATATAGTTAAGCAAACAGGAGAGGAAAATACATATGGAAATCAGAGCAAGACCTTAATGGGTCTTATTTTTATGCGAAAAACGAAGAGAGGAAAGTGAGGATATGAAGAAAATGAATTATGCAGATGCGATTATTGATGGATACAATGCAGCAGTTGGCGCAATTGTAGCAGTATTATCTTACATTTTAGGAGAACACTGGGTATTGTTTGTAGCCTTCCTCCTGCTCAATGTGGCAGATTGGCTCACAGGATGGATGAAAAGCCGCATGGAGGGGAAAGAAAATTCTATGAAGGGCTGGAAAGGTGTTTTGAAGAAGCTGGGCTACTGGCTTATGATTATGGTGGCGTTTGGTGCAGGTGCCGTATTTATCGAAATCGGAAAGACCATAGGAATTGACCTTGGGATTACAACACTCCTGGGATGGTTCGTGCTGGCCAGTTTGTTAATAAATGAAATCAGGTCCATCTTAGAGAATTTTGTAGAAGCTGGATTTAATGTACCTAGGATATTAATCAAAGGCTTAGAAGTAGCAGATAAAGTTGTGAATAAGGATAACCAGGAGGGCGAATAAAGCCCTCTGTTTTGTTAAGCTGGAAAGCAGAAAGGGAAATATATGGGAATGAATTTTAGAGAAGCACTTAATG